GAAACTGCATTGATGTTAAACTCATCAGGCGTAGTAGTAAAAAGAGATCTAAGTGCTAATCCTATTGGTACAGCGAGTATTACAGCGAATAGTCCTATCGTGGCTACAGGAAGTACGGTAGGATTAACTGATCCATCTGCACTTACTGCACTAGCCGCAGTTAATGTTGCAAACAATGATCAGTACTTAATATGGGACGAATCAACATCTTCTTATAAGTCTATAACCGTATCGGATGTAGCAACCTCTGTTGAGAGTAGAATAGCAGCAAACATAAACGTATTTACCGCAAGGGTAGCGGCACAAAACATTGCAGGATCTGGAGCAGACATATCTTTTGCTCAAACCTTTGGACTTGATTCAGGAACAACTAATGCGACATCATCTACCGCTGTAGGAACCGCTACCGCTGACGTGACATTGATGGATGGTACAGGAATAAGGACAGACATTCAAATAAACACAACAAGCCAGTATAGATTTGAAGTAGATCTAGAAGTAACAACAGGAGGATCTCAGGGCGTTACTGTAGAACTTATACATGACTCTGGAACCATAATGAAATTCTCAGAAACACTGGCCACAGGAACAAGTACGGTATCATTAAGTAGAACCTTATATGCTACTGGTGGACTAACTTATCAAGTAAAAGTATCTGGAACCGATACAGTTACGGTAACAGCGAATAGTACAGTAAGAGTTTTAAGAGAAGGCGCTCCAAATACAGCGTTCTCGTAATAAGTAAAATAAATATGGATCTTAAAAAGAGAGTAGAAATCTTTCTTTTGCTAAAAGTAAAGATGGAAGAGGTGATGGCAATTATAGATGAGCATGGAGCGCGTGATGAGTTCCTAGCATCCTATTGCTTTGGCCTTGCTACAGATACTCCTTTAGATAAAGTATTTACAAAAGACACAGCGTATGAGTTTCTTGCAGGGTTTACAGCAGATAACTTAGACGAAATAGACGCAATGTTTGAGGCCATGCAGCGCGTCTATGATCAGAATGAGGATTCTAAGGGACCCTCTGATTCAATCGATTATTGGCTTAACATAAACTAACAAAAACCACGATGGCAGAAAGCGCGAAGGACTCACTAAGTTCTTTTATTAACGAATTAGAAGAGGTACCTGTAGACCCTTCATGTAGCATAGATAACCCTGAATGCGAAGCCTGTGGGAGTTAGATGAAATAAAAATAAATTAATGGAATTAATTAGAAAAATTGTTATTGGACAAAACCCAAAAGACGCAATGGCTTACTTTGTAGGTCAACGTGCTGGGGGCGCAACAGTTGACTCTATCGTTTTAGACGAAAGGTTATTTGTTAAACACGGAATTCGTCGCTACCTTGTATACTTATTTGATAAAGATAAGGGTATTACTCTATGGAAGACAATAGATGATATGCCATGTTTAATTGAACACGACTGTGACTTTGAATGAAACCGCTTAGATATTTTATTGTTGATATCCCAAAGGTTAGTCGGGATACTTTTATGATGGGTGATAAAGAATATTATCTAGACCCAAAGTATAATGAGTTTGAACATAGGGCTATGGAAGGCATTGTACACTCTGCTCCCATAAAATATAATACAGGGGTAGAAGAAGGAGATACATTATACTTTCATCACCATGTAACACTAGGCGGGAACCACTTAACCCTTCCAGAGAACAAAAGAAAACTAGAAGTTGCAGAAAGAAAAGGTCAGTATGTTCACGGATATAAAGACCTTTATTACGTTATGTTCGATGGAGGCTATGATCCATTCTTTTCTCAAGCATATGCATACAAAAGCAAAAAGACAGGAGAGATTAAACTGTTAGGAGAATGGATATTCTTAACTCCCGCAGAACCAGAAGTGCTAAAGAGCGACATCATACAATTGCTTCCACAAAAAAAGCCAGACTCCAATCAGTATGGATATGTAAAGTGGGGATCGAAAAAATTAGAAGAACTTGGATTATACGCTGGCGACAAAGTTTATATAAGAAAAAATATGGACTATGTCATGTACATAAATGGAGAGAAATTATTTAGAACTTATTTAAATCATATTTATGCCAAAGTCGAAACAGAAGTATGATAATGTAACCACCGCTGTTAGATTAAAAGAGTCTATGCAAATAGCCATAGAACACATGATCAACGAAATACAAAAGCCTGTAGATCAGGAGTTAAGCGGTTCTCAACGTAAAGCAGAGTTGCAAGCAATCAAACAAACAGCGGTTGATGCCAAGGAACTAATCATAGAAAGAGAACGCCTGGAACAATTGATAAAAACTCTTCAGGATAAAGGTGAGTTAAAAGAAGAGCAGGACTACTCAGGTGGCTTTGCAGAAAAATATTCAAAATGATTATAGTAGATGATTTTATAAAAGACAAAACACTATTAGCCAACATAGCCAACGACAGAAAATTCTTTGATAATAATGGTCAGTACTATTGGTATGATGGATGGTGGGTCGAAGAGCCTAACACGCTGAAGAAAAAACTTATAGAAAACATATGGGGACATAATTCTCCTTATCATGATATTAGTGTATGTGGGTTTGAATACTGGACAGGACAATTAGGTCCACAAATAACGCATCAAGAATTACCGGCACACATAGACAAAGACGAAGCCGAATATGAAAAAACTGGGAAAAATATAACGCCAACAATAGGAACTGTTTTTTATCCAGTACCAATGGACATAGAAGGTGGTGAATTAGTTATATACTCAGAAGGGGAAAGAGCGCCTGAGATTGTAAAGCCTGTATTTAATCGATTAGTTATATTTCCAGCCGGTCAACAAAGACACAAAGTAAACCCTGTAAATCAAGGAGTTAGGTCTGCTATAGCAATAAATTTATGGAAGAAAAAACCATCTGGAGAATTATTAAAAGAATCTATATAGTATATGTGATATGGCTGGACTAATTACAATTGATGAAGACATTCTGGTAAACATTTGCCCAGATAATTCATCGGGAAAAAATGTAGTCATAGCAGAACTAGATATCCAACTTCCTAAGCAACCTCCCAAGAATAAAATATTATTTAATGACTTGCCAAAAGCCGAACAGCGATGGCAGAGAACTCCTTTACCAGAGGACTTAAAAAAAGTAACATCCATGGAAGAGTGGATGACTATGCCAGAATCATTTCGTAAATTACATACTAACTATATTGCTCAAGAATATGAAAGACGACGCAGCGGTGTTTGGTTCTATAACAATGGAGTACCCACCTATATCACAGGCAACCACTACTTCTTTTTACAGTGGTCTAAAATTGACATCGGATATCCAGACTATCTGGAGTTCCAACGAGAACTTTATATACACCTTGAAGCCTGCTCAGTAGACCCACGTTCTTTAGGACAGATTTATGTAAAGTGTAGACGATCTGGATATACTAATATGTCCGCATCTATACTCGTCAACGAAGGCACTCAAGTAAAAGAAAAACTCTTAGGCTTAATGTCTAAGACCGGAGCAGACGCTCAGGAAAATATCTTTATGAAAAAGGTAGTTCCAATCTATAAGAGTCTGCCATTCTTTTTTAAACCGATACAAGATGGAACAACAAACCCAAGAATGGAACTAGCATTTAGGGAGCCATCAAAAAGAATTACAAAAAAGAATAAGACATCAAAAAGCGGAGAGGCGTTGAATACAGTTATAAACTGGAAGAGCACAACAAACAATGCTTATGATGGAGAGAAACTTCATATACTTTATCTAGACGAAGCAGGCAAATGGGAAAAGCCTACAGACATTAGAGAATCTTGGAGAATACACAGAACCTGTTTATTGGTTGGAAGAAAGATTGTAGGTAAGGCACTTGTAGGTAGCACAGTAAATCCCCTGGACAAAGGTGGCAGGCAATTCAGAGACCTGTATGATTCAAGCAACCCATTAGAGCGAAACGAGAACGGAAGAACCAAAAGTGGTTTATATTCTATATTCATACCATCATACGATGCGCTGGAAGGGTTTTTTGATATATATGGGATTCCTGTTTCTGAAGACCCACCAAAACCAACAGCGTCTAATGATGGTGAATTAATAACCATCGGAGCCAGAACATTTTTAAAGAATGAAAGAAAGGCTCTAGTAGGAGACTCTTATGAACTTAATGAGGTTATCCGACAATTCCCTTTTACAGTAGCAGAGGCTTTTAGAGACAGCGCTAAGGCATCATTGTTTAATGTACAGAAGATATACGAACAGGTTCAGCACAATCAAGAAATGTTTCCCTCGCCTATTGTCGTAGGTAATTTTGTTTGGCTAGATGGTGTTCTAGATACTCAAGTTATCTTCAAGCCAGATCCAAACGGAAGATGGAGAATAGCATGGTTACCTCCTGACGAATTAAGAAACAAACCTAAACCTGAAAACGATTGGCTTGGATGTGGAGGTGTTGACTCATATGATATAGATGCCACTGTTGATGGGAGAGGTTCTAAGGGTGCTTGTCATTTATATAATAAATTTAATATGGCACATCCATCAAATATGTTTGTTGCCGAGTATGCATCACGACCTCCATTAGCAAAGATTTTTTATGAGGATGTTTTAATGGCTTCTAAATATTATGGATACCCAATACTAATAGAGAATAACAAATATGGAATCGCCAGGCACTTTGAAACCAGGGGATATTCTGATTGGCTCATGGACAGACCTACTCACATTGGATCTGGTTTTGGCACTAAGACAAAAACAAAAGGCATACCATCTAATTCTCAAGATATTATACAGTCTCACGCTCAAGCCATTGAATCATATGTTCATAATTTTGTAGGACTAAATGAAGAGTCTTTAGAGTTTGGAACTATGTATTTTGAAAGAACATTAGAAGATTGGGTAAACTTCAAGGTTGATGATAGAACTAAGTTTGACCTCTCTATTTCTAGTGGATTAGCATTGCTTGCATCTCAAAGTACAACCAAACAAAAACCTAAATCTGACATGAACTTAAAGAAATTCTTTAGGAAGGGTCAGATAATTATACGATAATTAATTGAAGTATATTTGCAATATTACCCTCTTTGAGTATGAACAATCAATATAACAAGGGACAGTCATCTTTCCCGGATCCATTAGCAAGCACAGAAGAGAAGTTGGAGAAATCCTATGGTCTTCAATATGCGAAGGCTATGTTTGCTCAGTGGGTAGGTAGTGACTATTCTAATTCTCTTTATGGCAGAAGGAATGCCGAGATAGAAAGGTGCAGAGATTATGCACAAGGAACACAAGATACTTCTATTTATAGAAAAATATTAAACTCTTTAGATCCTAACGGAGGAGGGGGAACTCTTCTTACTTTGGATTATACTCCTGTTCCCATTGTCCCTAAGTTTGTTAAGATAGTAGTAAACAAGATTTTATCTAGAGCACCATATCCAAACATCGAAGCAGTAGACCCATTGTCTAAATCAGAAAAAGACAAGAAGAAAAATGCTACTATATTAAAAATAGAAAACAAAGACATACTTCAAGAGGCTAAAGATCTTGGTCTAGATGTAGATGTTGATCCTGCTCAACTTCCTGATACTCCAGAAGAAACAGAAATTTTTATCGATACCAACGTAAAAACGGATGCAGAGATAGCAGCCCAACTCGGAACAGAGATGACGTTAAAGTGGAATGACTTTAACCAGGCAATATATCGAAGATGCGTAGAAGATTTATCTGTTACAGGAATAGGTATAGCCAGACGTTCTAATGATCCTAACTATGGAATCAAAGAAGAATATGTTGATCCAGCCAAGTTCATACACAACTGGACTGATGATCCTAATTTTACAGACCTTACTTACGCAGGTAGTTTTCGTCTTATAACGATAATGGAACTCAAAAGAATTGCAGGTGATCAATTTACTGAAACTCAATATGAAGAAATTGCAAAGACAGTCATGAACAAGTATGGTAATCAACCTGATCAATTCTCTACATCGACTCAGTCTGGTTATAGCAGGGCAAACAAAAGATTTCAACAGGGGTATGATGAGTATAAGGTTGAGGTTTTAGATTTTGAATTCATGTCTGTTGATGATGTGATATTTGAAAAGAAAGAGTCAGCCTATGGAAACATTGGCTTTTATTATAAAGGAACCGAATACAACGCACCTCAACAATCTGTATACAACAGAGAGGCAGTATACATGAGCAATGCTACAGTATACGGAGGAACTTTAATAGTAGGTACAGATCATATCTATAACTATGGACCTCAAAAAAATATACCTAAAAACGTACACGATATAAGCAGAGCAAGGCTTTCTTATAGCATAGTCGCTACCAATATTCGAGGAATGATTCCTAAGTCGATGGTTTCTTCTGTGATTGGCTTTGCTGATATGCTACAGATCACTCACCTTAAAATTCAACAAGCAATTGCTAAGGCAAAGCCCGATGGTCTAATTATAGATATTGAGGGATTAGAGAATGTCCAACTTGGAAAGGGTGGTTCATTAGAGCCATTAGAGATACAAGACATTTACGAGCAAACAGGTGTCTTCTATTACAGGTCTAAGAATCCAGAGGGAGGATTCCAAAACCCTCCAGTTAGAGAGATAGGAAATGCTATAAGAAACATCAGCGAACTAGTAGCAATATATAATCACTATCTAAGGATGATTAGAGACGCTACAGGGATCAATGAAGTAATGGATGGCACAACACCTAAAGGCGATGCGTTAGTTGGCGTTAGAGAGCAAGCAATGGCTGCTGGTAATAATGCTATATATGACATCACAAACGCTGCACACGTTCTTTATAAAAAGGTGTGTGATGATATCGTTCGCTGTTTGCAAATTATTCCAAAGGATAGTATTCTTTATAATGTGTATACGAATGCAGTAGGAGAAACCAACATGGCAGTTCTTACTTCGTTTGACAATTTAGCGATGTATAATTTCGGAGTGATGGTAGTCACTGAAATGAATGATACAGACAAAGCATATCTCGAACAAAATATTCAAATAGCACTAGGTCAAAAAGAGATAGACTTAGAGGATGCTATTGCTATCAGACAACTAAAGGACGTAGAGCAAGCCGAAAGATTACTCGTTGTAAGAAGAGCAAAAAGAATAAAGGCTCAACAACAACAAGCAGCACAACAGGCTCAGGTTCAGTCTCAGTTAAACGCTCAGTCTCAACAAATTGCAGCCCAGGCTGAAATGGAAAAAGATCAGGTAAGATCACAACTAGAGATACAGCGGATGCAGTTGGAGGGTCAAATCAAATCTCAACTGATGCAATTAGAGTATCAGTATAAAATGCAGATTGAACAACTCAAGGGGCAGTATGATATTACCGAACAAGAAATAGAAAGTGGAGTCAGGCAGGCTGAAAACATGGAATCTGAAAATCGAAAGGATGAAAGAATTGACAGACAAGCCATGGCTCAAAGTAAACTAATAGCACAGAGAAAAGGAGATCGTCCACCTATGGATGAAACCTTATCTGGCGCATTAACTAATATATAATAACAATGGCCTGTAACTCATGTAATCAATCGTCTTCTGCTTGCAGATGTCAAAACCCTAAAAATGTTGACTTGTCCGCTGCTACGCAATTAAATATTTGCTGTAGACGTGCGAATACATTTATACTTAAAGCCAACGTAAAAGACTCAACAGGAACCGCTATTGATTTAACTCTTTATACTTACGAAATGCAAGTAAGAGAATATGACAACGGCCCATTAATTATATCTAATTCAAACATAACCATAACCGGAACTGACGCTGGTCTTCTTACTATTACAATTACCGACACCAACATGACTGTAGATGCTGGTACATATGTATATGGAGTAGAGTTTACTTTAACAGCGACTGGGGAAAAAGAAACGTGGTTCTTCGGAACATTCGATGTACAGCAAAATATTGTAAACTAAATTATGTCAGACACAGGACCCATAGAGATTATTGTAACTGATCAACCTGGAGATGTAATAACTATTACTCAACCTAGCCCTATTTCTATTGACATTAATAATGGAGCCGTAGAACAACTTGTTGGTTCTAAAGGCCAAAAGGGTGCTCAAGGAGAGAAAGGTCAAAAGGGTGAGATAGGCTCTAAAGGACAAAAGGGAGACCAGGGAGAACAAGGTATAAAGGGAGACAAAGGACAGAAAGGTCTTGATGGAGATGGAGTCAAAGGACAGAAAGGTGAAGTCGGTGAGAAAGGTCAAAAAGGAGAACAAGGAGTTCAAGGTGACAAAGGAGTTAAGGGTGAGGTCGGACAGAAAGGACAAAAAGGAGAAGTTGCTGAAAAGGGATCTAAGGGTGAAGTAGGTGAAAAGGGACAGAAAGGAGAACAAGGCGACAAAGGACA